TAGCTGAGGACCTTGAAGTCCTGATCCTTCGCGATGATGTTCGCGGGGTCGCCCCAGTTGTAGTAGGGCCCCACTCGGTGCAGCGGATCGGCGGCCAGAAACTGCCGCATGTACGGGTTATCGAAGAAGGAGACCCGCACCACATCCGATAATTCCAGCCACGGCACGATCCACGTGCGAAGCTGCAGCCGCCGCTTGGGCTTGGGATCGTCGGCCGCGCGCCGGTTGTTCTCGTAGATCACACGGGCCCGCGACTCGGCCAGGTTCACATCCAGCGACAGCAACACGTCTGACAAGTCGTCCTCGACAACCTTCCCGTTGAGCTCCGCCTCTTCGGCCAGCACAGCCGCAGATGCGCCGGCTACGCTGCCGTCGTAGACCGCCGCGAATTTTCCGTGCCGCACGCGCCCGCCCCGGACACACCGATGGGGGATCCCGTCGTCGTACTTCAGCACGTCGATGATCCCGTTCTCCTGGGTCAGCTCGATCACTGGCGTTGGCGTTGGGTCCTTCGGCCGAACGGCCACCGTGCCGTCGCCACGCCAGGCCAGTTCATAGTCGGCGATCCGGACGTAACGCTCGATCTGCTCATGTACGCGCTGACCGTGGTGATTGGCGAGGGAGACGAAAACCTGGGAGACGGTGAAGCTGGCCGTGACGGAATCGACCTGGGGCTGGGCCAGGTCCAGCACGTCGGCGATGTCGAATTCGAGTCGAATCTTCAGGAACCGCTTTAGGGCGGACTGGATTTCGTGCGTGGAAGCGTTCCGGGCCACATAGGCATCGAACGCGCCCGGGTTGCCGGGGTTGCCAGGGTCCTCATCGGCTACAGCCGTCTTTGCTGTGACCGTGCCGCCGTTCAGGGACGCAACAAACTCGAGCGTCCCCCAGGCGTCCGGCGTCGCGAGGAGATCGAAGACCTCGGACTCGAAGACGGCCGTCTCCGCGCCGCGATGATGGAAACGCTTGATCTCAGCCGTTTGGGCCCCGGAGGAGTTGATTCCGTCTAGCGCGAAATGCGTTCCCGCCGCGTAAGTCGTGTCCGTTGCAGTGAACCGCTGGATGCCGTTTTCGTAGAACGTGAAGGCACCACCGGCCGTGCGTTTGATGACGACCGTGCCGCCCGAAGTTGCTCCCCAGGACGCGTGTCCGATGTAGGTCCGATTCCCCGTATTGCCGATGACCCCCGGGGTGCCCGTCGCCCCACCGGCGAACTTGTACATGACGACGGCGCCCGATCCTGGGGACGAGCCGCGCGAATAGCTGAAGACGTAGCCCTGCGCGAGAGAGTTGTACGGATCGGCGTTGTTGAGCAGCCAGAAGATATCTACCGTCCGAGAGAAACCCGAGAACGCAATCGAGAGCAAAATCGCGCCCTCGGTTTCCGCGAAGGGGATGGAGATCGTTTTGCCCTGCGTCCCAGTGCTGTCGCGCAAGTTAGGAGGCGACCCTCCGACGGCCCATTCCCCGCTGCCGCCCTGCTCGTTCCAAACGGGATCGGCCGAGAAGTCGCCGTCGGCGAAGTCGTCGATCTTGTCCCACGGCCCCAGGATCGAGCCGGGCGCCTCGTCTGTCACGATGTCCGACAGGACGGTGCCGCTCTCCCAAGCGGCCTGGGAATCCACCGAAACGGAGCCCGACAGGCCGCCCGGGAAAAGGATCGGCTCGATGGTGCGCTCGCTTGAAGGAATGCCTGCCACGTCGAAGAGCTCGCCCAGCAGGAATTCGAGCGTCTTGTTCCGCAGCCACTTCAGCCCCGAAGCCTTCACGGTGTGCCCGTTGGCAGGAGCGGCGTCGGTGGTGACCTGGAGCCGGCCGGTCTGACCCGCGGCGGCGACCTGGTTCTCATTGTTCGTACTATAGCCTGAGCCCTTGGCGAGGCTCGTGCCGTCCACCTGGAGGTCGGTCAGGCGATCGACTCCGACCGACGTGGTTTCGAACTCTTTGTTCGAACCGTCGCCCGTGGCCGGAACGCAGTCCTCGAGCGTGAACTCTTCTGAAACTCTTTCCGCGTCGGCGTTCTCGGCTAGGAGCGATTTGCTCACTACCTCCACCGCCGCGGTAGCTCCCCGCCCGGTGATCCGCGGTGTCAGGGCGATTCCCGTGAAGACGGAAACCCACTCCGTCGAACCGTCGGCCAGTTTGTAGCCGTGCTGTACCTGGAAGATCGTCCGATAGAGCCGGTAGCCCTCCGTCGCCGTGTCATCGGCCGCGAATAACGACGGCGGGACCGTCGTCTCAAGCCACTCGTTGTACAGGTTCGGGAACCGCAGGGTGACGTTCGCGGTGCGGAAGTTGTTCTGGAAGACGGGATCCAGCGCCTGCGCGATGCGTCCGATTCCGGTGAACTCGCCTTGCTCGAGGACCTTCCAGTCGGCCTCGTTCACGAACGCGCCGGCGCCGTTCTTATAGCGGCGCTTGTAACGCAGGCGGAGCCGCTCGGGCTTGCCCCGCATCTGATGCCAGAGCTCCTTGAACTCGTCCGAAACCGCGATCGCCATTAGGCCCGCCCGACCTCCTCGACCACGAAGGACACCTTCCGCATGTCGGGGTTGCCCGGCGGGAAGTAGGGATCCTGGAAGGTGCCCGGGCGGATGTGGCAGAGGAACAGGTCGGCCTGCTCGTCGCCGGGGCGCGGCATGAACAGGAAGTCCTCGCCGGCGAAGAATAGGTCGCGGAACCGCTGCAACTCGTCCGCGTCGTCCACGAGCCAGGAGACGAAGAAACTGCGCAGGAAGTGGGAGGCGTCGGAGCGCATCATCCGCGAGCCGCGCGGCGTGTTGTCGGCCATGCGGGCCGACTTGGTGCCGTCCAGGTAGGGCTCCGGCACGTACTCGAAAAAGTGCTCGGCGGTCTGGAAGTTGAGGGCCGCGAGGACGATCGCGCCGACGAGCTTCTCGGCGTTCGCCGTCTGGGTCTTCAGCATCGAGAGCCGGAAGCGATTCATCGCCGAGGCGGCGAACGACTTGAACGTGTTCGAGACCGCCTCCGTGGTGGGCGCGTAGATCGTGGTATCCCAGGTGTTTCCGTTGTCGCTCGACCCTTCGGCGGTGAACTCCTTCAGGTTGTGGTTCAGGATCGCGAGGAAGTCGGGGCTCCGCTCGGTCTGCATGCCCGGGAGCCAGAGCCCGGCGTTGATCGTCTCGGTCGTGGTGTCGTCCGAGCCGGCCGAGGTCCACTGTGCCCGGCCGTCCATGTCGTAGAGGCGATGCCGCAGCATGTTCCCGGACGAGCAAACCAGGTCGCCCGCGCGGTCGGCGAAGCGGCCGAAGTAGTTCAGCGAGAAGAAGGCGGGCTTTGCCTTGGCTGCGAGGGAGACGCTCATGCGGTCAACCTCTGCGGGTTCAGAGCCGCGGTGTTCGCCATCTCGACGCTGGCGTCGAGGACCTCGGTCACGCCGTCGCGCGCCGCGGCGGCGAGCCCGCGCGCGATCCGGGCGATGCTTTCGGGGTCGGAGAAGTCCGCCCCGTCCACGTAGAGCTGCTGGGTGACGTTGACGGAGCGCCCGCCGTCGGCGTTCGGGTGGATGAACCCGCTCCGGGACGGAGTGAACAACTCGGGCCCGCGCTCGCCAACGAGGTAGGTCGTCCCGGCCGTGACCGGGCCGCCGGCGGCCCGCCCGCCGCCGAAGCCGCCCAGAAGGGACCCGGCGAAGCCGCCCCCGAAGCCGCCCAGGAAGCTGGCCGCCGCGCGCAGCGCGATGAGCTGGGTAATCATCTGGGCGATGGCCTGGATGACGGCGCGGCCGAAGTCCTCGAAGCCCATCTTCCCCTGCACGAGGTCGCCCGCGATCGCGCCGAACGACTGCCCCGTCTGTTGCTCGAGCCGCTTCATCTGCTGGCCCGCCTTCGCGGTGTCGTCCTGCAGCTTCTTGAGCGACTTGTCCTTCTCGGCCTTCTGCAGCGCCGCCTGCATCTCCGCGGCGGACTCTTTCACGATCCCCGCCGAGACGGGCGCCGAGGCGGCCAGGTCCCGGTTCGCCTTGTCCATGTTCCGGATCGCGTCCCGCGCCTCGTTGAAGGCGGTCGTCGCGTTCTTGACCGACTCGGTGCCGATGTTCACGAAGCCCGGCATCTGCGCGAAGGCGTCCATCGCCCCCTGCAGGTCCAGCTTAACGAGCCGCGACAGGCCCGACCCCAGGAAGAACAGCTGCTCGACGAGGCCTTCGACCACGGTGCGGATTGCCGCGAAGGTGGCCGAGAAGACCGCCGAGACGGTCGGCAGGCTTTCCTCGACCAACTGCACGAACTGGCGCAACTGGTTCACGGCGGCCTGCTGCTCTAGGAACAGGTCGCCGAAGCGGTTCTTCAGGGACTCGAGCGCGCCGCCCAGGGTGTCGCGCGCGGCCGCGGCGGTGCCGCCGTAGGCCTTGGTGAGCTCGTCCAGGATGACCCGCTGCGCGGCCTGCAGGTCCCCCGCCCGGACGTGCTCCTCGGCCTGCTCGCGCAGGGAGTCCGTGACCGCCACGCCAGCCTGGCGCAGGCGCGTGAGCCCGTTCACCGGGTCGTTGATCGCCATGCCGAGGGTGCGCGCCGCGGTGGCGGCGTCCCGGCCCGTGGCCGTGGCGAAGTCCAGGACGAGGCGCGTCGTGTCGCGGAAGACCTCCCCGTGGATGTTCCGGAACGCCATGATGGCCCGCTGGGTGTCCTGGATCGCCTCGTCGCCGAACGTCGTCGCCTCTTGCAGGGCGGCCGACTGCGCGCGGAGCTGCTCGGCCGTGAATCCCGCCGACATCCCTGTCGCCCGCACCGAGTTCTCGAGGAGGCGGTAGGCCGTCTCCGCCTCCATGGTCGCGTTGAGGATTTCGCGGAGCCCGATCCCGATCCCGATCGCGGCGAACGCCGCCTTGATCGAGTCGGCGATCCCCGTGAAGCTCGTCTCGAGGCCCTGCCCGGCCGCGCGGGCCGAGTCGATGCCCGAGTTCAGCGCGTTGTTGTCGGTGGAGAGCCGGAGGACCGATTCCCCGAGGCGTTCAGCCATCGGCGGGCCTCCGCTTCTTCGGCACCCGGATCACCGGGACGCCCATCGCCGCTAGGCGGGCGGCGAGCTCCTGCGGGTTGCGCGGCCGCGTGACCGCGGTCGGGTTGTGCTTCTTCGCGGTGCGCTGCAGGGCCCGGAAGTTCGCGCGCGCCTGGGCGGCGCCCTTCTTCCCGAAGGACCCGGTCCCGAGCGTGACGGCCTCGTAGAGCCGAAGGCTCTCCTGCGCCTGGATCACGGGAAGCATTTCCATGTAGGCCTGCAGCACCCTCTGGGGCATCTCGACCCAATCCCGCCAGGTTCCCCCGTAGAACCGCTGAAGTTGCGGGATCAGGTATCCGACATCTAGCTCGCGGCCGGCGCCGTCCCTTCTTCCGCCGGCGGCGTCCCGAGGAGGCTCGCCCGCCGGCGCGCGGCCTCCGCCCCAAAAGCTCGCAGAATCGCAACCTTCTGAATGTCCTTGAGCTTCGCGCGCTTCTCCGCGGGCAGGTCGGGAAGCACCTCGCCCGCCAACTCGTCGAGGATCGTCGCCAGTTCGGAGGCTTCCGCCTCGGTCAGTTCGCCCTTCTCGTACAGGACATCCGCGCGCTTTCCCCTCGTGCGGATCCGCGCCTCGTCGCGCAGTCCGAAGTCGCCCGGGACCCGCATCGGATAGGCGACCTTGTCCACTTCGATGGTTGGGCGCTCGGGACTCTCGAGCGTGTCCAGCGTCAGCAGCGGCTTCTGGGCCATGGTGTTTTTACCTCCGCCCTTTGGCGTTCAAGTCGATGCCGAGCGTCCGGCATCGGTCCTGCAACCTGCGCAGCGCGTCCATGCAGCCCCGCGCCTTCCTCCGGTGCGCCGCCTGGGCGCGCTTGTGGAAACGCGCCGCCGCCCGCAGGCTTTCGGCCTCCGCGGCGGCGAGCGCGGGATCCATTACGGCAGCGCGTCGGCGTCCTGCGCGAGCAGCTTCCCGAAGGGGTAGTCGTCGTCGTTCGGGTCCTCGAGGGCCGTGAACTCGAACAGGAGCGCCGCCGGCGCGTCCTTCGCGTAGACGACCTCCGGGCTCCCCGAGTGGACGACGATCGGGACCTGGTACTGCGAGTTCCCGTCGTCCAGGTACGGGCTGGCGCCGCGCACGAGCAGGGCGCGCTGCGTGACCGTCCGGCCGCGGTGCAGGGAGATTTCCCGGTAGCCGGGCGTCCCCGAAGCGGCCGGGGTGTCGGTCACGGTCTTGGTGTTGAGGATGTGCGCGTACTGCTCGAGCGTGAGGTCCGCGAGCATGAAGGAGAGGATGAAGTCCTCCTCCGTGCGCGTCACCTTCCGCGGCCCGGTCGAGCCAAACATCCGGAAGTACTCGAGCGCCTGCGGGTGCTGCACCGTCAGGCCCTCCTCGGTGATGTTCTTGTCGCCGGACGTGCCGAGCTTGAGCCAGTTCCCGGCCGGGACCTCGTCCACGTCCGGGAAGGCCTCGCCCACGGGCGCGATGTAGACCGTGAGGGGGGCGCAGATGATTTCCAGCGGAGCCGATTCAGGCATTTCCTACCTCCTCTCCTTTCGTTCTCGTCTTACCGTCATGCCGCCGCGGCTTCCGAGGCGATCACGGACCAGGACGAAAAAACAACGGGCCACTGAGGCGTGTCCCTGGGCCGATCGCTCGACGGCGATCCTACGGCCTCGAACCCATGCACCAGGACCGAGCCGACGACCTGGCGCCGGGCCTGCTTCAACGCCTCCCGCACGGCCTGGTAGAGCGTGTCCGCCTGCTTGTCGGTCGCCCCGTGCGTCCAGATGTCGAGGGCCGCACGCTCGAGCTCGAGGTACCCGCCAAAGCCCCCCGTCCCGGGGGCCCGCCGCGTCACCAGGGCGTAGCGCGGCATGAACTGCGCCTCGGCTTTCGGGAGGACCGTCCGGAACGCGCGCGTCCCGATCAGCGCCGCGACCGTCGCGTTCGCTTTCAGGATCGTGTTCGTCGCGAGCACGAGGTCCTGGCTCATGCCGTGTATGCCCTCCGGATGTTGCTCGAGAGGTTCCGGTACGTGGCGGCCGCCGCCTTCCGGAGCGTCCCGAAGCCCTTCATGAGCGAGGATCCCCGCTCAAGCCAGATGAAGTAGACGACGCCCACGCTGCCCCAGGTCCCCGAGGTCTTGCCGCCGACGGTCTGCGCCGGCTCCTGGATGCGCATGGAACGCTCGGCGGTGCCCGTGCGGTTGTTCCACTCGTGGTTCGCCTTCCCGTGGGCGACCGCCTCGCCCATCGTGCGGTTGATGCCGATCCGCGCGGCGCGCTCCATCTTCCGCTTCACCCGGTCCCCGTACCACTTCACGACTGGGGCCTCCGGAGGGTGGCGGCGTAGTGATCGACGGCCGCCCCGCGCGAGCGCGGGACCATCGTCTCCACGAAGACCGGGCCGTCCATGACGACGGCCCCGCGGCGGTCTACGATCGACTCGATCGTGTCACCCGCCTGCACGGGGCTGTCCTTCTTGAACACGGCGGTCAGGTCTTCCACGACGACGCTCTGGCCTCCCTCCGCGACGTACCGCCGCGACTTGCTCCACACCCAGCAGGGTTCCGCATCGCTCACCAAGTCCGGCGCGGGCGCGTCCTCCTGCGTGTCCGCCGCCGCGTTCCGCAGAACGCGGGCCCGCATCGTCATCCGGCTGGCGGCGAGCCCCATAGCGACGGTGTCTCTCTCCCCGGTCCCTAGAGCTTGAAGATGGCGAGCGAGAGCCCGCCCGTCTCGGAGACGGTGAACGACACGTCGCCGCTCGAGTCGTTGAAGATGCGCGTCGGGAACGGGCCGACCGCCACGTCCCCCGCGGTCGCCGGGACGGTGACGGTTAGGCTCGACACCGAGAGCCCCGCAACGGTCGTCGTCACGCCGAAGAACACCGAGGCCGTGCCGGAGGCGGTCTTCTCAAACAGCAGGAAGGTGTCGCCGTCGTTGCGGAACTTGTACGTCTCGGTGCTGCTGATGCCGCCCGAGACGCGGCTCGTGTTGACCCCGTTCTTCGTCATCGTCTGGACGGTCAGGCTCGTGGCGGCCTTCGCCTGCTGCGGGGCCATCCCGAGGATCAGCCCGGCCAGCCCCAGCCCTGCGAGAACGATCTTTTTCATGCGGTTGCCTCTCCGGTCCTACGTGATGAGTCTGCGCCCCGCGCTGAACGGGGCGAAAAGCGCCGCTTTCGCCGCGGCATGGTCCGCGTGGTACTGCTTGCGCGAGTCCCCGATCGCGTCCGACGCGAGCCCGGAGTACTCGAGCTCGAGCTTGACGAGGTTCGCGAGGAGGAGCTTGCGCTCCGTGGTGTCCCCGGTGTTGAGCGGGGTGAACGTGATCGTCACGAGCCCGTTCCAGGCGCTCGACGGGTTCGTCCCGTCCGCGAGCCGCTCGACCCGGTACCCGTCCGCGTGCAGCTTGTAGTCGTCGGCCACCAGGGCGTAGTCGGCGGCCGCAAGGCCGTACGCGGCGTACCGCTCCACCGCCGAGACGATGGCCGAAGCCCTGCGGGGCAGGTGCAGGAACAGCCGCCCACCCCGCAGGACCTCGACCGCGTTCGCGACGGGGCCGAGCCGCCGGATGATCTCCGCGTCGGCCGCTGCCACCACGCGCTCGAGCGCGTCGTCCCCGAGGTCGGTTTCGACGTGCTCGCGAATCTCCGCGGTGGTGAGCAGGGTCGGCATGGGCTAGGCCTTCTTCCCGCCCTTGTTCTCGGCCTTCTTGCCGCCCGCCTTGTCCTCGGACTTCTTCGCGGCCTTCTCGGCGGCGTCCTTTTCCGCCTCGGCCTTCTCGGCGGCGGACTTCTTCTCCGCCTCCTGGGACGCGCGAAGTTCCTGCAACGCCGGCGAGTCCTTCTCGGCGTAGCCCTCGGGCGGGTAGTGCTCGGGCTTGTAGCCCGCCTTCACGTACTCCTCGAGCGTGGGGCCGTCGAGGCGCATCCCCTTCTCGTCCACGGGCGGGGACTTCGGGTCCTCCTTGGGCTTCGCGAGCCCGAGGGCGACGGCCTGGGACATGGGGATCTGCGCGCCGGCGGGGCCCAGCAGCCGGCCGTCCTCCTTGCCCTCCTGCACGACCCACTTGCCGTCGGGGCTGACGACGGTGCGCTCCTTCAGCGTGAACAGCTCCATACCTGCCTCCTTCTCGGCGTAGACTCGGAGAGCCACTATCGGCCCCCTCGGTATTTCCCGGCCCAGGCGTCGAGCTCGACGAGCCGCGCTGCGGCCTCGCGCGCCGTCTCGGCGTCCCCGGCGCGCTGCGCCAGACCGAGGATGCGCTTCCAGACGGGCGGGAAAGTGGGGGCCAGTGCGGCCGCGCGGCGGTACTCCGCCATCGCGCGCTCCGGCGCGCCGGTCATCATGAGGCTGCGCCCGTAGATTTCGCGCGCGCCCGAGTCGTTCGGCTGCCGCGCCGCCAGCCGGCGGGCGTGGCCCAGGGACCACCCGAGCGCCTTGAGCCGATCCTCCGGCTCGGGCATCCGGGCCGTGAGCAGGAGCAGGCTGTCGATCTGCCGGGCGACGACCTGCGGCTCCCAGGGGTTCCAGGTCGCCGCGGCGTGGAAGCCCTCGGCCGCGGGGAGCGAGTCGTGCGCCTTGAGGCCCCGCACCCCGGCCGCGTAGTACCAATCCCCGACCGCGACCCGGACGGCCAGCACGAGCGCGGCGGCCACCGCGGCCGCGACCGCCCAGGGGCGCCCCGCGCGCGCCGGGCGCGCGGAGGCGGCGCCGAAGGCGAGGCAGAGCAGCGCCGTGGCGGCGGTCGGCACCGGATTGAAGGCCCCCACCGCGAGGTAGGCCGCGCCCAGGGCGCGGAGGAGCGGGCGGCCGGCGGCGAGACGCCAGGCCGTCCAGGCCAGCAGGCCCCAGGCCGCGAGGCCGACGAGCCCGGTCGTGGCGAGGACGTGCAGGACGTTCCCGTGCGCGTGCGCCTGGCTCACCATCGCGCTCTTGTTGAGCGCGACGAACTCGGGGGTGACGAACTGCCGGAAGGCCGCGGCGAACGTGCCGGGCCCGTGGCCCACGAGCGGCGCCTCGAGGAACATCGCCCAGGCGATCCGCCAGACCTCCCAGCGCGCGGCGTCGGCGAGGCCCGCGCCGACCCGCGGGTGCAGGGCCGCTCCTGCGGCCCCGGCCGCGAGGCACACCCACCGCGCGCGGCGCGGCAGGAGGACGAACAGGCCCGCGGCCACCCCGAGGATCGCGCCCCGGGTTTGCGTGAAGTGGATCGCGGGAAGGGTGAGCGCGGCTGCGACCGCGCCGGGCAGGCGGCGGTGGTGCGTCAGCATCACCCAGACCGCGCAGACGCCGACGAGCGCCAGGACCGCGCCGAGATAGACCGGGCTCCCCTGCGTGGCGATGATCCGCCCGGCCGGGAGCTCGGACGGGAGCAGGGGGTCCGCGTTCAGAAGGTGCCGCTGCAGGAGCGCGTAGGCGAGCATCGGGACCGCCGCCCAGCAGACGACGACGGCCACGTCGTCCTCGTCGCGCCCGAGGCGGGCCGCGCCCAGGAACAGGCCGAGGTAGACCGCCACGGCCGTGAAGCCGTCGAAGGAGGCGAGCCAGGTGCCCACGCCCGTGTAGGCGGGGCTCGAGGAGGCGCTCGCGACGGCGAGCCACGCGCCGAAGGCGGCGAGGACCGGCACCCGCGCGCTCGAGGCGTAGTCCGCCGGCCGCAGGAGCAGCGCCAGCGCGAGCGCGCCGAGCGCGGCCGTCTTCGGCCCGATGTAGGGGTCCGTCGAGCCGGGTAGCATGAGGCAGAGCGCGGCCCCGGCGACCGCGTAGAGCCAGCCCCGGGCGCCCGCGCGCGCGGGCTCCGGGACCGAAGCGGGGCCAGACCCCGCCCCCCGATAGTGAGGGGCGGGGCCGGCCGCCTGGTTCAGCGTTGCGACGGTCACGCGACCCGCGTTACTCCCCGATCGTGCAGGGGTTCGAGCCGTCCGAGCAATGGACGGCGAACAGGGTCGTGTGCCCCGCGTCCGACTGGCGCCCGTAGAGTCCGGTGACGAACTTCACCGGGTCCGGCGGCACCCAGCACCCGCCCAGGTTCCCGGTGGAGATCGTCGTGTCCACCTTCGGGCTGATGTAGTAGTCGAACACGGCGAGGTTCGCCTGCGCGCCCCCGGCGATGTTCGTGTCGAAGGCCGCCGAGTAGGCCCCCGTCACGCCGCCGATGACGCACATCCAGTCCAGGAAGCCCTCGCCCTCGACGAGCGACTTCGCGTCCGCGGTCTGATCGATCCGCAGGATCTTGACGCCCTGGAACTTCAGGTTCTCGTGCGCCAGCCCCCCGGGTTCCTTGGGGAACTTGTTCTTGCTCTCCGCGAGGACCGCCACGGAGGACGCGCCGAGGATCAGCAGACCCAGCGCCGCGCTGATGTACTTTTTCATCGTCTCACCTCATTCCTTTGGTCTACCGTCACCCCCGTGCGGGGGAGGGCCGAAGCCCTCCCCCACCGGGGTCCTCAGCACGCTTTACGCCGGGAGCGTGATGTAGTTGAACGCCGCCGCGCGGTACCACACGAACGCCCCGCGCAGGTAGGCCACGATCGCGTTGCGGCCCTTGATGAAGTCGTCGTTCACCCAGCCCATCTTGACGACCATCCCCTCGCGCTCGACGAACGCGCAGTACTGCCGGAAGTCGCCCACGATGGCCTTCCCGGCCGCGAGGCTGTCCGCCTGCGCGATCGGCAGGCCCCACATGGACGTGATGCCCGGCATGGACGGGTTGCCCCAGACGTAGGCGCCGTCCTTCGTCTTGCGGAGGCGCTCGTTGAGGTAGTCGGTCGGGTGCATGATGATCGCCGAGGCGATCGCCCGGCCCGTGACCGACACGTCCTTGATCGCGCGCGCGATGTGATCCGCCGTCGCGTCCCCGTCCGCCGCGGCGGTCTCCTGGATGCCGGTCTTGTTGATGACGCCCAGCATGAGCGGCGTGACGCCCGTCCCGTGCAGCGCCTGGTAGTCCAGGCGGCGCCGGACGGCCTCGGGCAGGCGGTTGTTCAGGTACGACTCCGCCTGCGCCACGTCGGCGAGCTGCTCGTCCGTCACCGGGACGTACGCAGGGATCTTCTCGATCGTCACCGCGCGCTCCGTCAGCGCGAACTCGGCCTCGCCGTACTGGTTCCCCTCGGCCTTCTCGATGATGTTCGACTCGTCGCGGGTCGTCTCGTCCATGTACTTGATCCCGTCCGAGGTCGTGCGCTCGAGCGGGAGGATGTCGAGGACCTGGATCGGGCGGACGGCGTAGTCCACCAGGCGGCCCGTGCGCAGGACTTCCGGGTCCCAGCCGGCCGACCGCTGGAACAGGGTCTTCAGGTTGAAGCCCGCGAGCTTCACGACCTTGCAGCCCTCGCCCTGGCGGACGCCGCCGGCGATCTGCTTGAACATCTCGCGCTCGGGGTCGTACTCGAGCCCCGCGGCCTTCATGATGCGGTGGCCGAAGGGCGTCTGATCGAGCTTGAAGTCCTTCCCCTCGATCGTCTTGCCGGGCAGGCTCGGGCGGCCCGCCTTGAGGACGCGCTCCTCCTCGGCCTTCTCCGCCTTCTCGAGCGCCTCGCGCGCCTGATCGGCGACGCGGTAGTCGTCGATCTCCTTGCCGAGCTTCGCCATGACGCCGTTGAGCTTGCGCACCTCGGCGAGCTTCTCCTCGACCGTGCCGGAGAGCTCCGTGACCTTCGCGAAGTCCTGATCGTCGCCGGCCTGATCGAAGACCTTGCGCAGCGTGGTGCGGACCTTCTCGAGTTCTTCCAGCTTTTTCTTGAGCATCGCTTGCCTTCCTAGACGCCGGCCTCGTTTCGGAGGAACCGGCCGAGTTCGACGCGCACGGCTCGCCGCACGTCGTCGTCCGACAGGAGAGGCGCGAAGGCGCTGTCCGCGAGCTTGAGGCGCTCGCGCAGGGTCTTGATCCTCTCCACGGAAGCCGCGGAGAGCCCGCGGCCGTCCTTCTTGCGCAGGTCGGCAAGCGATCCCGCGCGCGCGATCAGGTCCTCCACGGCGGCCAGCGCCGACTCGGCCTGATCGGAAAACTTCGCCCCCTTCGCCGAGAGCGTCCCGGTCCCCTCGCCCGCGCCCACGACCACGGGGCTGACCTCGTGGACGATGCACCCGGGCTTGCCGTCCGGGGTGGCCCGCAGGGTGCGGTAGGCTTCCTTCCCGCTCGCGTCCTGCCCGCCCGGCGAGGAGCCGCCGGGGCGGATCGTGAAGCCGTAGCTGTACTCCTGCAGCGGCTCGCCGCCCTCGGCGAGGTCGAACATGATCGCGGAGTGCCAGTCCTTCGCCGCGGGGATGTCCAGGTTCATCTTCATCTCGGCGACCGCCTGCTCGCCGGCCTCCTGGATGACGCCCTTGCCGATCGGGACGTGCCCCCACTGGTGGGCGGGGAGCATGATCGTGGCCTGCTTGCCGAAGAACCCGGGGAGCGTGATGTCCCCGTCCTTGTCGATCACGTTCATGGTCGCGAAGACCGCGACGACGGTCCCGGTCTTGGTCGCGTCCTTGATCTGGATGCCTTTCCTGACGATCATGCTGCGGCCTCCTGGAAAACGGGGACGATGTCGCGCGTCCCGTTGGGGTGCTCCTCGGCAAGAAGGCGCTGGGCCTCCTCGAAGCTGACGACCGTGCCGTCCATCGCCTCGCAATCGGCGTCCGTGGGGCCGAGGCGGCCGTCGATCATCATCACCTGCGCCACGCCCTCGGTGGCGCGGTACGCCAGTAGGGCGCTCTGCGTCTGCGCCTCGCGGACCTCGGTGCGCGCGATGACCTGCGCGCGGGTGCGGCTGTCCCGGTAGCGCCCGGCCGGGATGGAGTCCCGCAGACGCCGCGCCGTCTCGTCGATCCCCAGCCCTTCCTCGCGCGCCTCGGCGAGGATGTCCCGCATCTGCTGGCGGGCGAGCTTGTCGAGGGCCATCTTGTCCGCGCGGGCGCTGCCCGCGGCGAGCATCTGCACCGCCACGTTGTCCGGGAGGTTGACGGCGACCCCGAGCTCGGCCAACACGGCCGCCTGCTCGTTGTGGATCGCGTAATACTCGCGCCCGAAGAAAGAGCGGAACTCCCGGCGGTGCTTCGGCATGTTCCAGGCGGCGAAGATGCGCTCGATGCGCAGTTCGTCCTCGGCGGTCTTCGCGTCGAAGCCCTCGGCCTTCTCCTGGGCCAGCGCGAGGCGGTAGGCCGCTTCGAGGTCCGCGCCCATGTCCTCGAGCAGCTCGACCGTGCGGGCCTGGAAGGCGGGGATGCGGCGCTTCGCGAGCGCCGCGCGGGCGCGCAGGATCCGGGCCTGCAACTGCGTGAGCCGGCGGCGCTTCAGCGCCTTCCGGCCCTCGTCGTCCTCCTCCCCCTCCTCGCCCTCCGCGGGCGGCGGGTCGGCGGGCGGTGGCTCCGGCTCCGGGAGCGCGGGCGCGATGCGCTCCTCGATCGGCTGCTCGCGCGGGACCTCGATCATGGCGATAGGCACCAGGAGGACCTCGTCCTCGGGCCGGGCCTCGAGGCCGATCATCTTGCGCGCCTCGCCGCGCGTGGCGATCCCGCCCTGGTAGGCCTCCCGGGCGGCCTGCGTCTCGGCCGCGCGGTCGGGCTTGAGGGCCTCGACCTCGGACGAGTCGTAGCAGACAGACAGGCGCGCACGTTTCGCCTCGCTGGGCTCGAAGTCGGGCAGGAGTTGGTGGGTGATGTCGAGGGCCAGCATCCGCGCGATGGGGAGGACGCCCATCGTCCAGGAGAGGCGCACGTCCTCGGCCATGGTCGCGCCGACCTTGGTCTGCTGCAGCCCGGTCCCGAAGCCGACCACGGACGCGCGCAGCCCGAGCGCCGCACAGACGCGTTCCTCGGGCACGTTGCGGATCGCGCCCAGGTCCATCTCCTGCGGCGTGAACCCGAACGTGCTGACCTTCGTCGCCCCGCGCAGGACCATCGGCTCCCCGCGCCGCGGCCCGGTCGTGTGCTCGTGGACGTAGGCCTTCATCGCCTGCGCGTCCTCGTCGCCGACGGGCACGTCCTTGTCGGGGCTGATGAGGACGCCAGGGATGCCGCGGTTCTTGAGCAGGGCGGCGACGAGCCGCTGCGCCTCGTCGTCCGAGAAGACCTCGGCCAGAACCGGCTTCAAGGGCGCGAAGCCCATGCGCATGTCGCGCGGGTCGAGGCCGTAGCGGAAGGCGACCACGTTCGCGGGGTCGAGCCGGATCGCGGTCGAGCCGGGCTTGTACGTGTAGTGGGTCAGGTACTCGCGCTCGTTGCCTTTGGGCTCGACGAGCCAGTGCGGGAGGTACCACAACTCCGCGACCTGGCCGCGGGCGCCGCGGACCTTGAGCCAGTAGGCGGTCCCCTTCGTCAGGTACGAGAGCAGGGTCGCGAACAGCAGGCCCAGCCAGGAGTAGGCGGGGTTCGGCCGGAGCAGGAGCGTGACGAGCGGGTGCGCGTAGTCCTTCTCCGAGGTCCCGTCCGGCTTGTCGAGGCGGACGGCCCAGCGGCCCTCGGGGAGCGCGCGGGCGATCCAGAGGATCGGCGTGGTGAGGACGTTCGAGTCGAACCCGTCGCCGACGGCGCGCTCGTAGTCGGACGCGCTCACGTCGTACCACCCGAAGAACCAGGACGACATGCGCGGGAAGCTCATCGCCGCCCGCTGCGCGATCGCTGCCTTGAGCCGCCCCCAGAGCCGCTTCACGCCGGCGCCCACCGCTGGGGCTTCTTCAGTTCGGGGAGAACGAGGAGCAGGGCGTCCCGCAGGTCGTCGTGCGTGGGGTGATTCGTCGTCAACTGCTCGACGAGCATCTCGCGCACCTTCGGGTCGATGCGCTTCGAGATATAGACGCGCCCGTTCTCGAAATAGCCGGACTTGTTCTCGAGGTTCGTCAGCTTGTCCTTCACCTTCGCGACGAGCCGAATGGGGATGTTCGTGAGCCGCTTGAGCTCCGAAACGAAATCCTGAAAGCCGGAAATCCCCTCGACGTGCGCCCGGCGAACGGGATGCGCTGAGGTCTTGCCCATGCCGTCCACCATCTCGACGCGCTTGTTCAGAGAGAGGCGCTCGTTTTTCGCCTCCTCGACGTAGTAGTTGAAGACGTCCGCCGGTGCGTCGGCGTAGCGCGTGACGAGGACCCGCACAGCCCCGGTGGCGTCGGCCCCGGGCTTCGCGCCGATGCTCGGGTCCACGCCGAGCTCGGAGGCGACCAGGATGTGCCGCTCGTTGAAGACGAGTTCGCCCGGGTCGTAGTAGCGGATCCAGGCTTCTTTGATGATCGACTCGGAGTCGTCGCGGCGCTCGTTCTGATACTCGCGGTTGAAGATCGAGGTCGGCATGTCCTCGGCTTCCGCGATCAGGTCCTCGTACGTGTTGAGCGCCGGCCAGAGGACGGTGCGCTTCTCGTGGCTCGTGATGGCCCGGAACGTCTTCGACTCCCACCGCTTCTTCGCCTTCAGGGCCTCGAGGATGTCCAGCTTGTTCGCGGCGGTGCCGAGGACGTGGACGACGGAGGCGCGCACCTTCGCGCGGGCGGGGTAGAGGGTGCCCCAGAACCAGGCGTTGATCTTCTTCGTCTGCTCGAGGTTGTTGACCTCGTCCTCGTCGTAGAGGTCATCCACGAGGATGTAGTCCGGCCGCAGGCTCCGGTACTTAATGCCGCGCAGGGACTGGCCGGCGGACTTCGCCGTGAAGACGACGCCGTTGCGCAGGACGAACTGCTGATCGGTCCACCGCGATCCGCGCTGATCGCCGTACATGGCGCGCAGGAGCTCGTTCTCCTCGATCTCGGTCTTGATGGCGCGGTTGATGTCGAGCGCCTTCGGCTCGGTGGCCTGGATGTTCAGGTAGTGCCGGAACGTGTCGGGCTCGTTGAGCGCCTGGTAGAGCGGGACGAGGAAGCAGGCGACGGTCGTTTTCGCGTGGCCGCGCGGCGCCTCGGTCGCCGCGTACGGCTCGTGCCGGATCGAGACGAGGTAGCGGTGCAGGTCCTCGCAGAACTCGATCGTGAAGACCTCGGGGAACAGCGCCCGGCCCCAGAGCAGCACGTCCCCGCGGTCGGCCGCAGCGCGGGCGGCCTTGAGGCGCGCCTGCTTGCCGATCTCGGCGCGCTGCTCGTTGGTGAGGGGGGCTGGCTGAACGACGACCTGGCGGGGCTTTTCGGGTACGGCGTGGGCCTGGGCGACGGTCGGGGCGGCGAGCAGAAGCGCGAGAATCGCCCCGATCACTTTTCGACCGCCTCCGCGATCTTCAGGAGCTGCTCCGGAGTCAGGCCATCGAGCGCGACGATGGGGGCCACGGCGAGGGGCGCACCATCCTTGCCCTCGTGGGCCACGCGCTCGACGAACATCTTCAGGTGCCGGCCGATGAGTTCGAGGGCCTTCGGCTTGTCCCAGAGCCGGATCTTCGTAACGGTCGCGCCGGGCCGCGACTTCGGCGATTCGATCTCGATGCTGGCAATGGCGCGGCGCGCCGCCTCCGGCATGTCGGCTAGCGGGAGCAGTTGGCCGTTCTCGTCGAACAGCGTCTTCGGGTCGAGCAGAGCGATGCGCGAGAGTTCGAGGATCACGCGGTCGGCCGTGACGAGGGTGCGATTCTCCTGCGCCTTCAGGGCCTCGTCGATGGCCTGCCGAATTTCAGGTTTGCTCAGGTTTTCGTGACCGATGGAGTGCGCGGACTTCTTCGAGTAGCCGGAGCGGATCGCGGCCTCGGTGGCGTTGCTGTCCACGAGGTACTCGGACACGAAGCGCCGCTGCTTTGCGTTGAGGCCGTCAGCCACGCGGCCCCCGGAAAAGAGGGGCCCCGCCGGCGCTTCGGCCGGACGGGGCGGGGAACGAGCGGCAGTCACCGCTCAGAGGGGTGCGCTGGGGAGAAAAAAAATGATCAGCCATGCTCGTTTCTGAGCAGGCTGACCACCGCTTACAACGGCGGCCCGAGGTTCCCCAACCCGGCCGCCGCGGCGCTCTCGCGCGTTACGCTACGTTCAAATTATAGAGGCGAATCCCCCCTCGTTCAACGATCCGCAAATTCCCCCCGTCTGACCACCGCGTTAAAAAGTGGCTACGTTTTCGGCACGAATAGAACGATTCCGTGCGGGTCCCGCGCAGGCGAAGCGTGTCCC